CACTTGCTCAGTCTGTATTCAATGAAGGACTCGCAGTCTTTGCTTCGTTCGTCATGCTGCTGAACTTCCAGCGTCATGGTAAGATGAAGGGCATGGGCACCATTGTTGAATGGTCCATCCGTGATGAGACGATTCATGTACAGGGTAATGCTAAGTTGTTCCGTACATTCTGTGAAGAGCATCCTCGCATCGTCAATGACGAACTCAAGTCCAAAATCTATGAGATGGCAAGCAATGCTGTCAAACTAGAGGACAAGTTTATCAATCTAGCCTTCAAGGGTAATGATGTTCAGGGTCTAACCAAAGAAGAAGTGAGAGCATATATAAGACATATCGCAGACCGTAGACTGCTACAGTTGGGTCTGAAGACCAAATTCAAGCAGAAGGACAATCCTCTGCCTTGGTTGGATTGGGTGTTGAATGGTGCTTCTCACGATAACTTCTTTGAGAAGCGTGTGACTGAATACTCTGTCGTCGGTATGGAAGGCGATTGGGGCTGGGATGAGGATGCTGCATAATGGATGAATACCAGTACGAGTTGAAATGTATTCTGTGCAATACAGATACAACGATCTATCTTGAAGATGAAGATGAAGCACCTGCTTATTGCCCGATGTGTGGTAATGAAGCAGTTGAAGTAGAACTTATCGACTTCGACTAATGTGGCATTATCAAGGCAAACAATTCGACCCTGATGAGGACTTCCTGAAGACTTATCAGGGTTTTGTCTATGAGATCACTGAACTGAGTACTGGCAAGAAGTATATCGGCAAGAAATTCTTCTGGAAGCCGAAAATCCTACCTATCACCAAGACTCGCAAAAGACGACAGAGGACTACAGTCCAGTCTGATTGGCGTGAGTACTTCGGGTCTAACCAAGAGTTGAAACTACTGATTGAACATACAGGGGTTGACAACTACCACCGAAATATACTAGTATTGTGCCGTAACAAGTCAGAGTGCGCCTACTGGGAAGCCAAGATCCAGTTTGAGAAGGATGTGCTGTTGCGCAACGAATATTACAATGAATTTATCGGATGTAAGATAAATGCTAAGAATCTCAAAGACTTACAAATTGACCGGCCATCGGATGAATTCAAAAAGTAGTTGACTCTACCCCGCTTCTTTCGTATACTATCACTGTAATGACTGAGGAGGTTCCTATGTTGCTTGATGCTGTGATTGAAGGCTTTGCCTTTGTCGGGTTCATGTGTGTCTGTGGTGCTGCTGGTTTCGCCATGGCTCCGTACTTGAACGAGTTTCTCTTTGGTCGTGAGGACGAAGAATGATGAAAATCAAACCCCATCCCTGCATGGTTGAGTTTGACCGCTACTTTGTTTCTGGTCTTTTTGAGGGTACGACCCATACTGACAAGATGGGTTTCATGACCTGGGACGATGCCTGTGAGTGGGCTGGTTCCGTGACTCTCAGCCCCAAAGTGGACTATGTGGTGCTTGAACTTCGTAACCTCAAAACTGGAGAAGTGGAGACTTTCTAATGGCTATTGACCTCACTGGTTTGACGATTCCTGAACGGGCTTATGCTTTGACTGAATGGACTCGGCTCTATGCTCCTGTGTGTGACTATGACCCTGAGCGAGTGATTGCTGACCTCCGGGGCGCTCCTGCTGGGACTGACCCCTATGAACATCTGCGGAAGACCTTCGGTGATTACTTCCCCAGCGTTGAGGTGACTGATTGAGCCGACAGCCGGTCGTTTTTTGTGTTGACATTCTCTGAGATCCTGATACCATATACTTGTTGACTGAGAAGAGAGATTATTGATATGGCTTTCATTACGCAAGAAGAGAAGAAAGAGATCGCTCCGGTTGTCAAGAGCATCCTCGCTGAGTACGGTCTCAAGGGTACGCTTGGCATCCGTCACCACAGCAGCCTTGTTCTCAAAATCAAGAATGCTACTGAGATGTTCGCTCCGTACTTCCGTGATAGCTTCGACCGCAAGTGGGGCATTGATGTCAATGAGTACTGGATTGACCGTCACTACGCTGACAACCCCACCATTGTCGAAATGCTGACCCGTGTCGCTGACGCCATGAAGGGCAAGAGCTACTTCAACAATGATGACCCCATGACCGACTACTTCAATCGTAAGCACTATATCGACATCAAAGTTCTTGGCGAAGAGGGCAAGTAATGAAATTTGTCATTGACCCTCATGCTGATATCAACATGTCCTGCCTACAGGGCAGGCTCAATGTGTCCTTTGATGATCTTGTCCGCTGCTTTGGCCCACCATCTTTTGAGTGGGCCTGTGAGAAGACTCAGTGCGAATGGTTTCTGGTCTTTGAAGATGAGACCATTGCCACCATCTACGATTACAAGATGGGGGAGATCCCCGTTCATCAAATCAATAATTGGTCTGTAGGCGGTTTCAACAAGCGAGCCTATACTCATGTACTTTCTACTTTGGAGGAATCAAATGTCAAACTCGTATGATCTCGGTGTCCTGATGGGTCGGCTTCTAGAAAAGCTAGATAATATAGAGGCTAAGCTAAAAAAGCTTGAAAAGGAATCCGATGGGTGATATAATCAAGTTTCCTGGGAGTAAAGGAGCAGAGCCTGAAGAGGTTCTGCTTTCTCCCGTTGAGCTTTTGAAATACTGCGTTGCTTTTACATATGAGCATGGTGGTATGGATGAAGAAGATTATCAAGTAATGTGTGATGTTTTCATTATGGTTGATCAAGTCTTAAAGGATAAATAATTATGAGTGCAATGGGTGAGCTTGTCCAAGAAGTGCAAGAGATTGTTGAAGACTGTGCTTTTCGTTCTGAAGAAGAAATCATTTCTCGAATTGAAGAGCGTTTCTCCAACCCAATTCATAAGAAGATCGCTCTTGAAATGGCTCAATATGAGTTTAATACTATCGTAGAGGATCTACGGGGATTTCGCCCGTAGAAACTCTCAAAAGTCTAGATACTATATGGTGATTGAAAATGGCTTATAATAGGACCCCTGAAGTATTTGAAATTTTCCAAGAACTAGAGAAGCAGACCACTCGACCCAAGAGGAAGGAAGTTCTGTTGAAATACAAAGATGTGCCTGCCTTTACCGACATTCTCCGAGGGACATTTGACGACTCTCTACAATTCCTTCTCCCCGAAGGTAAACCTCCTTACACACCTAATCGCCCTGAGAGCGTCCCTTCTACGCTCTTGAAGGAGCATCGCAAGTTTGGCTACTTTGTGAAAGGTGGTCCTGGTAAAGATATGCAAACATTCAAGCGGGAAAGGATGTTCATTCAGATGCTAGAATCTGTGCATCCCGAAGACGCTTTACTCATATTGTCTATGGTGGCGAAGAAAGCGCCTGTGAAAGGTCTAACCAAGAAACTAGTACAGGAGGCGATTCCAACTCTCATTAAATCCTAACCATAATAAGAATAAGGAGTGCTGAATGTTAGCATGTCAAATAGAACGGTTAAGAAAAGACAGCAGGGAATTAGATCACTACATAAAGAGTCTTCAAAAGAGGGGAAAAGACTCTAAGGTCTATAAACTTAAACGAAAGCAGGACTTTCTTAACCAAACTATTTTGGATCAAACAATCAGTAATTAAGGGGGTGGTCCGAAGTATCTACGGGGGTCTACGGACCCCCAATTTATTGGAGGCAATTATGCCGATTTATACTTTTCGTAATAAGAAAACCGGAACAGAAATTACCGAGAACATTTCTATGGCAAGACGAGAAGAAAAACTTGCCTCCGGAGAATGGGAACAAGTTATCACGGGCATTGGCGGGATGATCTCTGACAGTAAGTCTACAATGACTCGTGCTGGCAAAGAGTGGGAAGGTCATCTCAAGAGAATCAAGAAGGGTTCTGGAATGGGTAATACTGTCAAAGTATGAGAAAGAAAGATATTCAACCACTTGGTGCAAAGCCACCTGTTAAGTTGCGGATCGACAACTTAAAAACATTTGAACCAATTACAAAGAGCCAAGAAGCAGTCTATCAGGCATGGGATGATGGGCATCATCTTGTTATGTGTGGTACTGCAGGCACTGGCAAAACATTCAATGCTCTCTACCTTGCCTTAGAAGAAGTTCTTGAGAAGTCTTCTGTCTATGATAAGGTTGTAATCGTTCGCTCTATCGTGCCCACAAGAGAGATTGGTTTTCTACCAGGATCTCTTGAAGAGAAGATCGCAGCATACACTGGTCCCTATCGTGCAATCTGCGCAGAACTATTTGATGTTGCCGATGCGTATGATAGACTGACCGCTGCTGGTTCTATGGAGTTTATGTCAACCTCATATATAAGAGGTGTGACGATTAGTGATGCTGTCATTGTAATTGATGAGATGCAGAACTTGACTTTTCACGAACTAGATAGTATAATTACTAGAGTAGGAAGTAATTGTAGAATCATATTTTGTGGAGACTACTATCAGTCAGACTTCACGAAACGAAGCGACAAGCAGGGGCTTAATCAGTTTCTGAAGATTGCAGAACACATGACTAAGTTCTCTGTTGTTGACTTCACCTGGGCAGATATAGTTCGGTCTGATTTCGTCCGAGACTATATCATGACTAAAGAGATGTTAGGAGTTACAACTCAAGATGAATAAAGAATCTGTTTTTGAACAACTCAAGATTGACGAAGGTGTCAAGTACGAAGTTTACCTTGACCATCTTGGTTATCCCACCTTTGGAGTTGGGCATCTTGTGACTAAGGACGATCCTGAGCATGGTTGCGAAGTAGGCACTGAGGTCTCTGAGGACCGTGTCTGGGAAGCGTTTGAGCAAGACCTTGAGACTTCCATTGAAGAATGTTATAGTCTATATGGTCCTGGTACATTCAATAACTTCCCTGGCGAAGTTCAAGAAGTTCTTGTGAATATGATGTTCAACATGGGACGTCCTCGTCTGTCTGGATTCAAGAAGTTCAATGCTGCACTTCATGATCAAGACTGGAAGACGGCTGCTGTTGAAGGTCGGGACTCTCGTTGGTACAATCAAGTGACTAATCGGGCTGAGCGTCTGATGGAGCGTTTGGAGGCGGTATGAAGCACCCCATTTATAATTGTCAATTCTGGTCTTATCACCAGAAAAAATTTATTACATATGATGAATGGCTGAAGGAGACTTGGTAGGCTACCATGGCTAAGTTCACACGGCACGATCCTCGTAATAAGAAGCGCAATAAACATAAGAACTTTTCTAAGAATGGATATTCCAGAGATCACTTCGGTGAGGAATATAAGCGAAAAGGCAAATATGAGAAATTTGATATTTCAGTACCTAATACTGAATGAGAATGTAGATAAGCAACGAGGTTCTGTTGGAGAAAAAACTAGAAGTCAGTTATACCAAGAGGTAGGAGATATCTCTAAAAGATCGTTTGAGATATATGCCAAAACTCTTGGGTGTGATCATATTTTCTCCACAGAACCTTACATATCGAAAGGCAGTACGAATAGTCTAGATCATTTCTTTGAGTGCCTGAGAATCATCTATGACGAATCGTATGATCAATATGACAAGATTCTCTTTCTAGATTGTGATGTTGTCTGTAACACCGACAAAGACATCTTTCAGGAAAGTGATGCTGAAGTCTATGGTGTCTTTGAGAGTGATATTCGCACCGATGATGGTGGCGGGTATAACACTTGGGATTATAACAAAGAAGCCTTTATGAATCACGCTGAGAAATTCTTGGCGCATGGTTGTCCTGTAGTGCCTATTCTTTCCCCTCCTCACACACCTTCTAGGATCACTATGCTCAATAGTGGTGTCCTTGTATGGAGCAAAGAAGCCAGACTCAAAGCCCGAGAGCGCTTTGATGATTGGCGTGAATGGCTCTATGAAGGTCCCCAAAAGTCTCTTCCTATCATGCTTGATCAACCCTGGATTAATGCACAACTTATGAAGCATGATATTGAGATTGAAGGCATCAGTCAAGTCTGGAATGACACCCCTACACACTACTCTGATCGTGACAAAGCCTTTGAGTCTAACTTTCTTCACTATACAGGTGGTAACAACAAGTTGACACTCATTGAACACTATCACGAAGGTTTCTTTAAAATATTTTCATAAAAGGGTTGACAGCGTAGCAGAAGTTTGCTACTATATTCTTTTGACAAAGGTGACAGATATGACTGACAATGTGATTCAGTTCCCCAAGAAAGACAATGGGGAGGAAGCAAGTGTGGCTGATGCACTGCGCATCTGCATTATATTCACCGCTGGTCACGGCGTAATTAACGAAAAGAGTATGGACCATCTATTAGCTACCATAGACACAATTGAAGAACTATACGGAAATTTAGTAGAAGAGGAAGAATGAACGATTACGATAAAGTTATTTTGACAGATGTTGATGGAGTGCTCCTCAACTGGGGATACGCTTTTGATGTCTGGATGCGAGAGAAGGGTGCCAACCCTGTTAACCCTCTCAAGTACGCTATCAACGAGATGTATGACATTAGTAGGGAAGAGGGTAAGCAACTAGTCAAGCTATTCAATGAAAGCGCTGCAATCGGCTTCCTGCCGCCTCTCAGAGACGCTATACACTATGTTCGCAAACTTCACGAGAAGCATGGGTATGTCTTCCATGTAATCACTTCTCTCAGCCTTGACCCGAATGCTCAGAAGCTTCGTACCATGAATCTGGAGAAGCTGTTCGGTGAGGGTGTCTTTGAGAAGTTCATCTATCTTGATACTGGTGCTGATAAAGATGAAGTGCTCGCTAAGTACAAGAACACCAACTATCTTTGGGTAGAAGACAAGGTAGAGAACGCTGAGGCTGGATATAAAGTCGGACTAGACAGTGTAGTGATGGAGCATGGCTACAACATGGATGATTGCCGATTCCCGCTGATGAAGAACTGGGAAGACATCTACAACTATCTTGAGGGCTAAATAGTTCTGACACTCCGCTTTTGAAGTTTCCTGTTTATGGGAGAGTCATTCATCCTATAGACAGGAGATTTCCTATGGCAGACGAAAAAGATTACCACCCCGCCGATACAAACGGTGATGGCAGAGTCTCTGACGAAGAGCATGCTATGTATTTGGAGTTCAAGCGTAAGGAGCTTGAAGACGCAGATGCCATGCGTGATGCGCAACGCAAAATGACATGGTTCGCACTATTCGGTCTTCTACTCTATCCCTTCGCAGTCTGGATGACCGACATGACTGGTCACGCAAAAGCTGCTGACATCCTCGGAGACATGGCTGCTACATACTTTGTGTCTGTTGCTGCTATTGTCGCTGCCTTCTTTGGCGGACAAGCATACACTAACGGCAAAAAGTAATGTTCTGAGGTAGATTATGGAACTAGTGACATGGAGGGGCACTATTGGCGTAGGTGATTTTATGATGGCACTTAATTGCTGTCATCTACACTCATACGAAACCAAAGTGCCTGTCCATCTCACAATGCACTGGAATCATTCTGAAGATCATCTTCATCATTTTGAAGACCCCGAAACAATCATTCAGAGAATGTCATACATTCACAACTACTATCATCGCAAGGATGATGTAACAGTTTCTCATGTCTTCAATTCAACAAAAGACAGATACCACAAACCAGAAGACGAAGACAGTGATGAAAAGCCTCGCTGGTGGTTTGAGTCAGGTAGCTATCCAGACGGTCCCACAGCGGCTGAGAGAGTCGCACCTCCATCAGACTGGTTGTTTCGTTACGATCTGTTTAGACAAAGAGAGCAGAGAAAAGTAGTCATCTGGCGTCCACTGCATAATGCTGCTGCACCAACTGAATGGAAAAATAAGTTGACAAATGACAAAT